GGACCAGATATCTGGCGGCTGCCACCTCGGGAATGATCTCCGGGTCGAGCCAGTCACCCCAGCCCCACAGGTATTCCTGGTTGTTCTGGTCGGGGCCGATGGAGGTGCCGAGAATGCGGGCCACCGTGACTGCTCCGGTGTGACCGTCCCGGGTGCGTACCTTCTGCCAGGCGAGCGGCATCGGCACGACACGGGAAACACCGAGAGCACCCGGTTCGAAGAGACGGGTGTTGAACGGTTCCATGGTGGGACGGCCGATGGGGGCCAACGGCCCGCACCACACCGGGCCCAGATGGTCCTGCATCCCCATCAGCGTCTCGGCTGCAGCCACCAGGGAGTGGTGCACTTCGGCACTACCGTGCCCGGGAGGGCCGCCAGTCGCCTTGGTGTGCAGGATGTTGCAGAGACCTTTGGGGTCTTTTGGAAAGAATTCGGCCAGGGCACGAACGCAGCGAAGGAAATCTCCGGGCATGTTCCACCGGATCTTCGCTGCCCCTTTGCCTGCCAGCCAGTACCGCTGCAACTGGAGTGGCATACCCCGAGCCGGGTTCGGATCAACCATTACTGGGTCTCCTCCCAGTGGCACGGGCAGACACATTCCGCGTCACAGAACTTGCAATGCGGATGACCTGGTTCACCTCGGTCATGCTGCGCAGTTCCACACTGATCGTGGCACTCGTGAAGGCAGGCGGTGGAAAGGTACAGATGCTCCACTTCCATGGCTACCCTCCATCCACGATTTCAAGATCACACCGACAGCCTGCCACTTCGTCCACAGATGCCATGGGATCTCCCGGAAAAAGCATAAGGTCCAGACCGACCTGGAACATAGCGGTCAACGGGATCGTCTGCCCGTTAACGCCTCGGTGGGTACTGCGGACCCTGCTGTCGGCCTCCGAGCGCCAGCGTTTCTGCAGCAGCTTCCCGGTGACTCGGCTCTGTTCCATGCCTGCGGCAAGGGTTGCGGCACCATACGCTCGGGTGGTCTCCGTGATGGCGATGACACGTGCACGGTGGGGCCAGTACTCGCTTCCTGTCCATGTCAAGATCCGTTCCACTCTCCCGGCCACCTGCGCGGTGTCGTTGCCCGCGTTGATGGCATCGGTGATCTCGGCGAAAACCAGGTCTGCGGTCTCATCGGGTATGCGGACGAGAAAGTTCTGCGTCTGGGCCAGTTGCGCCATCACGAACGCGTGCCGGGACACGGGGGGGACATCAGAAGCCTGGGACCAGGCCGACAAGGAGATTTTGCCCAGTTCGGTGAGGATGGTGTCGGTCTCCCACGGCACCGTGTAGACACCACTCGGGTCCGGCATTCCTTTGTAGGTCCGCCACGGCCTCATCACCGCCTCGCGAACCTTGGGCAGCCAGGACTGGAAGACGCTGTTGACAACGCCGAGGAGACTGTTCTCGTCAGCCGACCGGGACATCGAGCAGCCCCCGCTGCAACATCTCGTCCCGGAGTACAATAGGGTCGTGGGGTTTCGCGCTCAGCAGCCGCTGCGTGCAATACCCGTCCAGGGTGTTGCGTAGCGCGGTCACGTCCGCATCCTCAATGCCCATGTGCATAGACAGGGAGGTCAGATGATCCCACGCCCCAGCGAGGAGCTTGCCCGCATGTTCCGGGCCCTCGACTTTGAGTCTGGTGTGCAACAGTTCTGGCTGCACACCCACGACAGTGCCCCGCTGATTGCGGGTCAGGAGCCGTTTACCCGCGACTTCCAGAGCACGAAGTGCTACTGCATTAGCGACCACGAAGGTGGTCACTGATGGCGGCATCGTCACCGACGCCACCATCCCTTCACCCTCCACGGGTGGTGGTGCACCTTCCGCTGTCGATCCTTGCGGTAGAGGAGCAGGTCCGGTGGGCTGAATCCCTGTTGGTGGAGCAGGTGGCGGAGGCGGACCGGCCCCTGGTGCACCGGCTGCGGGAGCTACTTGCGCATCCGGTGGAAGGATCTCATCCGTGTAACCCGCCGCTTTCCGGACCGCAGGAGACTGAAGAAGATTCGGATCCCGGAGCATCAGTTCCCGGGTGAACCGCATCAGGTCTTCCTCTTCCGACGGCGCATCGGTGATCTTGTAATCGCCTTCGATGAGGACAGTCTCCCGGGACACCAGGCCCTTCTCGTACATGTTCAAGGTGTCCTTCAACCGCTCCGGCCGCACGGTCAGCGGGGCGGTGTCGTACCAGAAGATGAACCGGTCCGGATCTTCCTTAAGGTGCTTCAATGCGGGCTGAAGATATGCGGTGGTCAGCGCGTCACAGATGCGGGTCATCAACGGCTCGATGTGAATCTTCACCGCCGACTCTTCGATATGCCACGCGGACCAGTGGTTGGTGCCTCCAGTGCCGCCTAGCACTTCTGGCGGAAAGTCCATGGCCGTCGCGAACCGGGAGATGGCCTCCTGGCGAAGCTCCCGGGCCTGCTGAGAAAGTTCAGACGTGAACTGAATCAGTTGGATCTTGCCGAGCGCGTCGGTGGGCATCTCCACCACCGTCGGCATGACACCGGCGGCTGTGCCCTCACCTTTCAGGTGCATCGAACCGACCCGGGACAGGTGATCGGTCAGTCCCTCCGCACCGGTGACCTCCCCGTCCTCGTCAACGAACGAAGCCTCTTTCGGGATGGGCAGCAGACCGGCCGAAACCAGACGGGAGTCAATCTGGGCGAACACGAACCGGGTGAGACGTTCGATCTCCCACAGCATCGGCATCGCCGAATGCACCGGTGAGTCAGCCCAGATGTGCCTGCGGGGATGCGGGGTCCATACCCGGATGACAATGTCGCCGTCCTCGACGGTGCCCATCGTTCCGTCGGACCACTCGTATCTCAACTGCCCCCGGTAGCGTTTGAACTCGGAGCAGGAGACGACGAACCACTGATCTGGATCCGTTTCAGAGCCAGCTTTACCGACAATGTACGCATCACCGGCAACCGTAAGGTTGAGTCCAAGCATGCGAAGGGCTTCAGCCTTAGCAGGCGGACCACCAAATAGAGTGTCAGCAAGAGCAGCAACCTTCGGCTTCTTGGTTTCTTGCTGTACACGCCCATTCTTGTCCACCTCGGCGACGTAGATCCGGACCCTGGAACAGGCCGAAGCTACCCACGATGCGGCGAAGTGAAGCTCCCCGATGACGTCGTACAGACGCCAGCATTCCTCCTGCCACGTGTTGTCGCCGAACCGGTAGTTGAGCCACGTCTTCTGCCCGGACAGGCTGATCCGGGCGGCTGCCGCCACCAGAGAGTTGGGACTGTCCCGGTGCGGGGAAGGCGTCATCGCATCAGAGACCACCTTGCGCTGACGCCCAAGTGCCATCGGTTACTCCCGGTCCAAGGTCAAACCAGTCACCATCGACGCGGCGAGGATTGCCTCTGCTGCGATCACGTACGGATTCGGGAACAGCACCGCCGGTGGCATGATCGCCGCCGCCACCCAGATACTGGTACACCAGGGACAGTCTACGAAATATGCCGCGACAGACTCTTCGCCCCACTTTCGTCTCACCCACACCCGGTACCGCAGCGCGAGTCTGTCCTCGATCAGAAACCGGGTCACCCGCATGACGGCGAGCGTTCCCAACATCAGACTGATCAAGAGCATAGCCATACTATAAAGGTCCCTTCTGCGCAAGTGGAAGATGTGCCTACAGCCGGGGCAACGGCCCCAACTGACTCAAATCGTAGAAATCAGCGGGAAGACTCAGATCCCCCGCCTTACCGATCTTCATTCTGCGACGTTCACCGGCCATCAGATAGATACAGGCGTGCACCATTGCGTCCAGCCGGTCCGGGCTGTCCCCCGGGGACAGCGGGTCGTACATGACGCACTGGTCTTCCAGTTCCGGCATCTCCCCGATGAAATGCAGCGTGTGCTGTTCGGATCGCATCGCCACCGGCTCGGCACGGGTCTTCTTTCCATGCTTGGCATGGACCGGTTTCATCGGCGGGGACGTGTTCTTCGGGAACATGCCCAGTTCCACATACTCAAAATAGGCGTCCTGCAGAACCTCCTGCAGATACCTTTTACCCAGGTTCTCCTCATATACAAGGATGTCAGCTTCAAACTCTGACACGGCCCGCCACGCGGCCAGGGCAGCTTGACGTCCAGAGCCTTGAATGGTCCGGTCGGCCATGATGTACAGGCCACCGTCGTCTCCCCGGCACGCCACCACAATGCCGGTCTGGGCATCCTCACCGGTCAGGTTGGGGTCCATGCCGACAACCGTTTGCACGACGGTCACTTCCGGCGGGATCGCAGGCAGCCGGTCGTTGACGATGTCGATGCGCCGGAACAGGCCGCCGGATTGAAGTTCCAGCAGTTTGCCGTAAAGCTCCTGCTGCCCGAGTGCGGTGCCCCGGTACTTCTTCTCCAGTTCAACCAGAACATATGAGGACAGGTTGGCTTTGTTGTCGAATGTGGATCCACCCATCAGGTGCACGGACCCGTCGGTGGACGACATCCACTCCTGGATGATCCGGATCGGTTTCGGGGTGGTCGCCACGAACGCCCGGGGATGGTCGTTGATCAGGTCGGCACGCAGTGACGGCAGGATCCCCTCGAACCAGGATTCGTACGGTCGCAGCCACTTGCAGACCTCGTCGAGTACCGCACCGGAGGCGTTGTAGCCACGTCCCACGTCGGCGTCGTCGGCACCCTCCGCATAGATCTTCTGACCGTCCGGGAACAGGATCATCGGACGGGGTGACTGCTTGTACCGGTGCGCGATCCGCCGCCGGTTCAAAATCCGCAGCACACCAGCCGGGCCCTCTATACAGATAGTCCTGGCATCGGCCAGGGTCTCCGCGATGAGCAACCACTCGGTGGGTGCCCCGGACCGGTCGTAGGGATGTTTGACAACTTTCTCGATCAGCCATTCCCCGGAAGCCCGGGACTTCCCCCAGCCACGACCGGCCAAGGCGAGCGCTACCAGCCACTTGCCATCTTCTGGTGGCCGCTGCTCCGGCCGGGACACATACCACCATTCGCCGTTGAGCATTTCCTGCAGCGTTTCGGGTGTCTGTGCGCCGATGAACTCGGCCCTCTCCTCCTTCGGGAGGAGAGCCAACCGCTCGGCAACAGACAAAGCCACAAAAAGATCATAGTGTACATTCCCACCGGTCGACTTCCCCCCGGAGGGAACCTGGGTTATATACTTCCGTGGTTGCGCATCGGAACCGGTGCGTGTCCCGGAAACGAAAGGGAAAAGCTAATGAGGCAACGCCTCGTAGCACTGGTTGCGGTGACGTTCATCGCGACTGTGATGGGAGCGTTCGCGTTCGCTGCTCCTGGAAACGCAAGTACCACCGTCATCGGGCCATGTGTTCTGCCCACTGAGAAGGTGGCGCAGGTTCAGGCGCAGGATGTCGTCGATTCGATCCAGGCCCGTGCCTGTCTGGACATTACGTTCACAGACAAGTGCGATGGCAACACCGTGGTCAAGATGTCCAACGGTGCATTCAACGACAACAAGTTCACCGTGCTGACAGTGAGCCTGAAGGGAACCGAGTACAAGCTCAAGGGTGGCTCGGACCCCAACGTTGTCGAAGTCACTGTCGGTCCTAAGATCAGCGACCTGCAGCCGTATCTGGTGTTCCGATTCACCGCACCCAACGGTGACGAGATCGTAATCACCAAGGCGTACGGGGACCCGTGGACGTGGAAGCTTCCGGACGCCTGCCCGACTGCTTCGCCGACCCCGTCGGTGTCGCCGTCGGCTCCAGTCACTTCGGCTCCAGCGTCAACCACCCCGCCGGTTGCGGTCGGTTCCAACGACCTTCCGGTGACCGGTGCGTCGCTGACTGCATGGTTCGGCTCGGGTGCGGCACTGCTGGCCGCCGCTGCCGGTCTGGGCGTGTACCTGCGCCGTCGCCGGAACAGTTTCACCAGCTAGTTCGCACCATCAGCGACTGGATCCCCGGCTTCCCGACGGCTGTCCGGGGATCCAGTCCCATTTTGGGGGGATCATGCGACGTTTACGTTTGACCATCCTCGCGATGATCACAGCGGGTTTGGTTCTGATCGGTTACGGAGCCTGGGATCTGTTCGGCAATGTGGCGAACGTGAACGCCAGCCAATCACAACTGGAGCAGGCGTGGTCTTTGTCGCCGGGAGAGCAGGTTGGTACCGCTTCTGCCAGCGCGCTGGTCGAACCACCGAAGCCGCTGCCGGGAAATGCGATAGCCCGTATGAGCATTCCCTCCCTCCATCAGCAGTGGATCGTGGTGGAAGGGACGTCGCTTGCGGATATAGCGACTGCTCCGGGCCACTACTCGTTTTCGGCGATGCCCGGACAACGGGGAAACTTCGCGGTGGCAGGTCACCGGGAACCGGGAGTCTTCTGGGACCTGGACAAGCTCCGAAAGGGCGACCTGATCACAGTGGAGACCCGGAAAACGATCTACACGTACGTGGTGACTCGTAACTTCATTACCAGCCCCCAGTCGTGGCCGGAAGTATCCGCCACCCCGCCGGGTTTCGGTGCCGGAACAAAGGTGCTGACGTTGACGACATGCAACCCGAAGTGGGACAACTACGAAAGACTGGTGATCCACGCCGTGATTCAGTCGTGACTGTCGAAGACGGCCGGGACCGGTTCTTCTTCGGGGATCTGATGGACGCCCGGCACAAACTGGGACTGTCGAAGGTGTTCCTGGCGGACATTCTCGGCGTCTCGCCCGGTTCCCTGTACCGGTGGGAGACGCACGGCATGATGGCCCGGCTGAACGCCCGCAACGCCGAAATGGTGTCGATCTTCCTGGATGAAGCGGACCGGATCCTGGAGGAGTTCCCGGACTTTCCGGAACGGTTCGTCACCTACCCGCTGGTGGCCCAGAGGATGGGTGTCCCCACCGAGTGGCTGCTGGAGAAGTTCCGGCAGATGCCCCGAGTGGCCGAGTTGACGTTCGATGCCGGGGTGCTGGGACTGTTCGTGGAACGAAGCAAGGTCAACGAATTCCGGAGGGCAGCACGTGCTATGCCGGGTATGCCGGACCAGACTTGATCCTTTTCTGGAAGATGTCGGTAGCCACCCCTACTGTGAGCCGATCATTCGCAGGCGACCGAAGGGGGAGCAACTAGAGATGCCGTTCACGCAATCCAATCCCGGGGTCGACCCGGAAGCGGAGGCTCTGAAAGAGAAACTTCTCGACGTGATCCGGTGGCGGGACAAAGGCAACCCCCGCAGCCATCAGGTGAACATCGGGCCGAGCGAACTGTCGTCACTGTGTGACCGGCGGATCGGCTACCGGCTGGCCACGATCACCCCAGTGAACACCACCTTGGATCCGTGGCCCGCCATCGTCGGTACCGCCGTCCACGACTGGCTGGAAAGCGCATTCGATCAGTGGCTGAAAACGTTCAACTCCAAAGAGTGGATCACGGAGCAGAGGCTGTCCCTGACCGAGGACGTACTGGGGCGCAGTGACCTGTTCCATGTACCCAGCGGGACCGTGATCGACTGGAAGGGCACCAGCACCGATCGGATGAAGAAGATCAAGGCTGGTGGGTCACCGGTCACCTATCAACGGCAGATCCAGATCTACGGCTGGGGGTACGAGCGGCTCGGGTACACGGTGAACCGGGTGGCGCTGGCATTCTTCCCCCGGGCAGGAAACATCAAGGATCTGCACGTAGAAGTCTTCCCGTATGACCCGACGGTGGGTCCGGTCTCGGTGGCGAGAATCCCGGCCATCGCCGGTCGCCTACTGGAACTTGACGTTCTCCAGCAACCGCACCGGTGGGAACAGGTCAATGCCATGCCGTCCCATGACTGTGGATTCTGTCCCTGGTACAATCATAAACGGGAACCAGAACAGGGAGCCTCAGACGAAGGCTGCCCCGGTAAGTAACTGAAACGGAGACAAGAATGCCTTTCACCTCAAGTGCAACCCGGGATGACGGCGACGACCGTCGCTCCGACTACATCAACCCGCCCGACATGATCAACCATCTGATCATGGTGTGGCCGATCCGGTACGAGCCCGACACGTACACCAAGTACCCCCGCCAGGACGGCAAGCCCTCCGACGCCGTCTACGTGGACATCGTCGACCTGTCCATGGCCGATGACAACGGCTACGCCGGGAAGGTCATGCGGCAGGCCAAGTGGACGCAGGGTCGGCTGATCCGTGACACCAAACATTTCGTGGGTGTCAAGGATCCGCTGCTGTACCAGATGACCCGTGACGGTGACGCCTACCAGTTGGTGGAGCAGTTGCAGAATCCCGGCTCGGTGCAGCTTGCCGAGGCGTGGCAGGCCGCCAACCCCAACTTCCGTCCCAGCGATCCGGACGAACGGTACGGTGCGGACGCACCGGCACCGGCACCGGCACGTACTGACGCTCAGGCGTCGACGCTGGAACGGTTGCGCCAGCAGGCGAACCGGGGCACTGCGCCGTCGGCACCGCTGCCCCCGCCGCCGCCACCACCGTCCATTTCGGACGAGAACCCGCCGTTCTGAGCTACTGGTGTTGATCTCACTGGAGGGGCACACTGAGAACCTGTCTCTCTCCAAGGAGATCTCCTGATGCCAAACAAACGGCGGCCCCCGGGACAAGGGGCCGCCGTTACAACAGGAAGGATCGGTTCCTATGATTAGCCTACCACAAGCGGCTCAGATGTGGAACACCGCCGGGGTCAGCACCATCCCTATCCTGCCGAACGGAACGAAACGTCCCGTCGTGCAGTGGGCCGAATATCAGGCCAGGATCCCCACCCTCGGCGAACTGGACCGCTGGTGGGGCAACGGTCACGAATATGGGCTGGCTGTGATCTGCGGCGCCGTCTCCGGCAACCTGGAGATGACCGAACTGGAAGGCAAGGTCGCCCTCAACTCGGACCTGATGGTCGCCTTGGACCGGGAGTTCTTCAACCGCAATCTGACCTGGCTGTGGGAGGGTCTGCGGCAAACCTATTCGGAATGGACCCCGTCCGGCGGCATCCATCTCATCTACCGGATCTCGGACGCCCCGGTGCCCGGCAACGAGAAGATCGCCGTCGACTCCGACGGCAAGGTCCGTGCCGAGACCCGTGGAGAGGGCGGCTACGTGATCGTGGCCCCCACGTCGGGGTTGTGTCACCCGTCCGGTGAATCGTGGATGCTGCTAGGCGAATCGATCCCAGGTCAAGTTCCGGTCCTGTCGTGGGAGGAACGCAACCTTCTCCACGACGTCCTCCGTCACGTTCTCCATCAAGAACCTGAGCCACCGGCCCCCTCCCGCGACCTGGTCCCCACCTCCCCGGGTACAAGTCTGGTCGAGGGGGCCGGTGCCCGTCCCGGTGATCAATGGTCTGACCGGGTGACCTGGTCGGAGATCCTGGAACCCAACGGCTGGACCTTGTCCCACACCCGGGGCGAGGAAGAGTTCTGGACCCGGCCGGGCAAGTCCCGCCGGGACGGGCATTCCGCAACCGTCAACTATGCCGGGTCTGGACTGTTGAAGGTGTTCTCGTCATCGGTGCCGGAACTGGTACCGGATGCGACATACACGAAGTTCGGTGCGCTGGCGGCGATCCAATTCCGGGGGGACCATGCAGCGGCGGCGAAGTGGCTGTCACGGCAGGGATTCGGAACCGGTGGATTGGCTCCGCGCGCCAACAACCCCGAAAAAGAGGACATCGAAGAGGATAACTACTATACTCTTGATGACGTGGGTAACGGCCAACGAATGATGAACGAGCAGTCGTGGTCACATCCCGACTACTTGATCAGTCACGTGCACCGGTTCGTGGACGAGGAGCGCCACCCCAGGTTCTGGGACGGGCAGTGCTGGGTCCAGAACGACAACGCGATCATGTGGGAGACCGATGCGGTCACCCGGACGATGATGCGCAGCGACGACGAGGGCGTGTCCAAGTGCGGGGCCCGGTCCCGGTCGCTCACGAAGCAGAAGGCGATGGCGTCGCTTTTCTTCGCCCAGCCGGGCATGTCACTGAAAGCGGACCGGTTCGATGCGGACTCCCGGTACCTGAATCTTCGCAACGGCGTGTACGACCTGCACGAGGGTCGGCTGCACCCGCATCACCCGTCGTTCCTGGTCACCCAGCAGGTGAACGCCTCCTACGATCCGGATGCGAAAGCGTTGCGGTGGGAGCAGTTCCTGGCCGAAGCCCTACCCGACGAGGGGCTGCGTAAGTATGTGCAGCGCTGTCTGGGCTACACGCTGCTCGGAAACCCGTCCGAGCGGGCCATGTTTGTTGTGTACGGCCCGTCCGGCACCGGCAAGTCCACCTTCCTCGAAACAATCAACGCGGTGCTGGGGTCGTACGGGGAGACCGCACCGGCGGGCACGTTCCGCACCTCCCGCAACACCGACGACACCGCCCCGACCCCCGCCTTGCACCAGTTGCGGGGAAAAAGGTTCGTCACCACTTCGGAAACATCGGAGGGGGTGCAGTGGAACGAAGAGTTGGTGAAGCGGTACACCGGCCGGGACCTGATGCGGTCCCGTGGCCTGTACGAGTCGTATCAGACGTGGCGTAACGAGGCGTCGATCTGGCTGGCCACCAACCATGCCCCCCGGTTCACTTCCGACGACCTGGCGATCTGGAAGCGGGTGAAGCTGATCCCGTTCGAGACCGTGTTCCTCGGCGAGGATCAGATCCTGGCCATGGACGAGATCCTCATCCAGGAAGCTGACGGGATCCTGAACTGGCTGCTGGAAGGTTTGGCCGCCTACAACGATCTGGGCCTGGACGAGCCCGCCATGGTGACCGAGTCTGTGCAGCGCCTGCGGGAGCAGTCCGATTCGGTGGTCCGGTTCCTCAACGACCGCATCGACGAAGGGATGCTGGAGGCTTCCCCGGGTACCTCAACCAGCATGGTTGTCCTGCTGGGGCTGTACACCCAGTGGTGCCGGGATGCGGGGGAGCGGCCGGTGGGTGGCCGTCGGTTCCGGACCCGGCTGGAAACCACCGGCCGTGACATCAGTGTCACTCCTGACGGCCGGATCGTGCTCGGGGTGCGCCGTCCTCTGGGTGGCTGGCTGGCACAGACCTGATGTCTGTGGTAGAGTTGTAGTCACGGGGGAGAAAGCCGGAACGCATGGAAGGAGAACTATGCGTGAGTACCTAGTCACTAGGGCTGGGGATTTGAAGATCCCCGAAGACAGGTCCATTCGGTCGGAGGGACTTGACGAGCTAGTCGCGGACATCAAGGCTCGCGGAATGCAGACACCGATCCTTGTCGACAAGGACATGAACGTCGTCGACGGAGTCCGGCGGCTGCACTACTACAGCCCCGACGAGCAGGTTGACGTTGTCAGAACCGATGACTATGACGATCTGTTCGACATTCTCGACAAAGCCCGAGATGAATGGCAACTGCCGTACACGCCCCGGCGAATCTACGAGTTGCATCAAGCCCTGAAGCCGCTTTCGCTGGAAAGCCGGAATGGGAATGTTGCTAACGCGAACCGGAAGCGGCTCGCAGGGGAGAAGCGCAGGGCAGGGGTACGGCACGGGCTGACCAGGAAACAGATGGCCCGGGTCAGCGGGATCAGTGAACACACCATCCAGGTGATCGTTTTCGTCTACGCCCGTGCTTCGGGAGAGGTTTACGAACACAACCCGGAGAACAGCTACCTAGCCGAAAGCTTCGTCACCGAGATCGATGCGGGGACGATGAGCCCCCACACGGCATACCGGTTGTACCGTACAGCCGCCAGTACCGGCCCGCGAACCACATTGTCAGCATCAGAGCAGCGCAGGGCGATGAGTTCCGTAAACCAGTCACTGAACGCGCTGATGCGGACCTTGCGGGATATCGGCCCGATAGCGGCAGCGGTCACACCAGCCGAACGCAAGGACTGGGTAAGGACCCTAAGAACCGCCAGTAACGATTTCAACTACTACGCAAACGTCTTCACACGGAAGGATTGACCTATGGCTTACAAGTTGGATCTGTCCCCGCTGAAGGGTGTCAAGCCTGTACTGGAGAGGATCCGGGTCGAGGACCTGGAGATCGACCCCAGTATCCAGCGCCCCCTGGACCCCAACAAGGTCCGCAAGATCTACAACGATTTCGCGGAGGCCGGTGTCGGCGTGGTCGCAGTGTCGGCCCGCAAGAACGGCGCCATGATTGTTCTCGACGGTCAGCACCGCCGTTCGGTACTGCTCCTCAAGCTCGCCGAGGGTGGGCCGGAGGAGGTCGACGCGAACGTGTACCGGGACCTCACCAAGGAGCAGGAGGCCCTGCTGTTCCTGACCCTCAACAACACCACCAAGCCGCGTGCCACCGACAAGTACCGGGTTGCGGTGCAGGCCGGTGACGAGGTGGCAACTGCCATCGACGGGGTGCTCAACACGTACGGCATGAAGGTGTCCACGTTCCCGTCCGACGGCAACGTGTCGGCGGTGGAGACCCTGCGCCGGATCTACGTCCGGTCGGAGAAGCGCGGCTGGGAGCCCAACCTGCTTCAGCAGGCCGTCATCACCATCACCCGGGCGTGGGGGCAGAAAGAGTGGGCCCTGAAGGGGCTCATGTTCGAGGCCCTCGCCGCCATGTACGACGTGTACGCCGACAAGCTGGTCATGAGTGAGTTCATCACCAACCTGGCCGAGGAGAACCCGAAGGATCTGATCCTGGAGGCCCTCCACTTCGCGAGGGCACGTAGCCGGAAGCCGTCCATGGCCCTGGCCGAGATCCTCGGTGACGTGTGGAACAAGCACCACCGTGGCAGCCGTCGTCTGCCGGAGTGGCGCCACCGTCAGTGGAAGTAACCACACCGGCGAGGGCACTCGGGTACAATATCCGGGTGCCCTCGCCCCGTGTCCGATCCTGTAAAGGAGAGAACACGTGCTGATCGATATCGGATACGACCAGGTTGTCAACGTCGAACCCGGCGAGGACTGCCCCTGCTACGGAACCAAATGCAGACTGACCGCCGGTGACAAGCGTCACGGCACCACCACCGGCTACAGCAACAGCCGCTGCCGGTGCGGACCGTGCACACAGGCCTGGTCCACCTACAGTGTGTCGGCCCGGCACATCCGGCGGGCACAAGGTCTCGTCCCCGGCGATCCGCGCCACGGCACCGACAACGGGTACACCAACTACGGTTGCCGTTCCACCACCTGCGCACAGGACGGCCAGTACGGCTGCGTGCAGGCCCGGTCCGA